ACTTGTCGTCTCATGTGCAGCCCGCTCTTCGAACTTTCATGGAAGAGTACTCGAATGTCTGTGGGTTCATCCTCACCTGTAACTACCCAAGTAAGGTAATAGACGCGATTCACTCGCGCTGCACCAAGATCGACTTCAACTCTCTTCTGCAAGAGGAGAGAAAAGACTTGATGAAAGCTACCTTCGGTCGGTTGCAAGCTGTGTTAGGCACTGAGGGAGTAAAGTACAACAAAGAAGTCTTGGTTGCTGTTATCAAGGAGTTCTTCCCTGACATACGGCATATCATGAACCTTCTTCAGGGATACGCAAAAGCCTACGGGGAGATCAATGAGGGAATCCTGTCACTGTACCGGGATAATAACTTTGACGAAGTAGCAGGGTACCTAAAGACAAAGAGCTGGACCTCAATTCGAAACTGGGTCTTCAACCAGACGAACATTAAGCCTGAGATGTACGGTAAGCTATACAAGGCTCTTGAGCCTTTGGTTGATAACAAGAGCAAACCGGCTTTGGTGATCATTCTTAACGACCATCAGGATAAGGCAGTTCGCGTGGTCGACAAGGGAATATGTCTCCTATCGGCGCTTACGGAAGTTATGAGTAACTGCGAGTTCGTATGATTGAGCGAGAAGAGAAGCGTAAGGGGCACTCTCCGTTTGATTATTCCAAGTCAATCATGAACTCTCACACCCAACTTGAACTTGGAGATGGGTATATCAACTACCTAGTAAACCGTTCTGTCGCCCACCATCGGGACAATATCTTTATATGTCAGATGATAAACGAGCGCCAAGTCGCCTCGGAGGAGCATTACGCCTTCCTTTTCAATCAAGTGGCAAAATATCGCCGCCCCTTTGAGAAGTGGGTGAGCGCAAAAAATACTAGCGAGTCATTCGTCGACCTTGAGCTAATTACTAAATACTACCAGTGCTCTATCGAAGTTGCGAGGGAGTACCTTGCTCTGTACACCCCAGAAGAGCTTAGAAAGCTAAGGTTGGCGTATGGTGGGACGGAAGGAAGAGAGACTGAACCAACTGGTGAGGGTGAAGCTTAAAGACAGGGAGAGTTTCTCTGCCATAAAGAACCTTCTTCGCCGGATTGGTATCAATCCGTCAGGCACCAAGAACCTGTTTCAAACCTGCCATATTCTCAGGCACGGTAACGACTTTTACATTTGCCATTTCAAGGAACTGTTCTGGGTAGACGGTCGGGAAGATCAAATGACCCAGGTAGACCGCGAGCGTCGAAACAAGATTATTTCGATTCTCGCCGAGAAGGGACTCATTGAAGTCAATGTTTCAAATCTGACTTACGGCAACCGAGCCGCCAAGACAGTCTTCATTGTCCCTTACCCTGAGCTTAATCAATGGTCTTTGCACCCTAAATACAGGTTTAAGAAGACTTTAAGGATTAAGCCCCTCAATGCAACCCTCAACTAAAGCCTACGATATCATTCGTCTATTTGAGGCCAGTAATGCGTGCCGCCTAAAAGCGTACCTTGATACTGGAGGCGTCCCTACTATTGGATGGGGAACTACCGCTTACCCCAATGGTAAAAAAGTTAAAATGGGTGACGTTTGCACTGAGGAGGAAGCTAATCAGTGGCTCGTAAATGACGTTGAATCAAGCGTTAAGGCAATCAACAGATGCGTCAAAGTGAAGATTGCCCAGTCTATGTTCGACGCCCTTGTGAGCTTCGTCTACAACTTGGGCGCCGGAAAGCTGGCCTCTTCAACCTTACTAAAGCTCATTAACGCATCCAAATTTGAAGAGGCTGCCGAGCAGTTTGCCCGATGGAAGTTTGATAATGGGAAGGTTCAGCCTGGGCTAGTCAAAAGGCGTGCAGCCGAAGAAAACCTCTTCCGTGGGGGAATCTCCGATCTGAAGAAGGGATGACCAAAACCCAAAAAGGGTAATGTGATGGGCTAGTCCCATTTCTATACCATAGGCTAAACGATTCAGAGGGCCTATGAGCGACTTCTACACTCACGTCTACGCCAATAGAAAAGGCATATACTTCAGAGGGTATGAGAATCGAAAGCGCGTAACCAAGCGCATAACTGACTACAAGCCAAGCCTGTTCGTCCCGGCGCAAGAGTCGACGACGTACAAGACGGTTACTGGACTGCCAGTACAGAGACTTCAATTCGACTCCATCGCAGAGGCCCAAGACTTTATGCGGTCTAATGAGGCTATTGAGCATCAATACCTGTTCGGAAATACCCGATGGCACTATGCCTATATGTCTGATCGGTATGAGGATGGAGTCGACTTTGACATGAACCTTATTCGAAAAGTCACACTGGACATCGAGGTAGATAGTTCGAAAGGGTTCTCCAACCCCTCCGACCCCTTTGCTGCCATCATAAGCATAACCATAAAGTATCGGGATAAGTACTACGTTCTAGGGCTAAAGCCGTATAGACCCAAGCGGCCAGATGTGAAGTACAAGCACTTTAAGGACGAGCGCCAGATGCTTGTTGAGTTTATTGAGCTTTGGAAAGGGTTTGATTTCGACATCATCTTCGGTTGGAACACCGACCAATACGATATTCCTTACATTGTTAATCGCATCAACAAAGTAGTTGGTAAGAAAGCCGCAAATGCCCTTTCTCCTTGGGGGCTTATTAGAGATACCCAAGTTAATTTCCGGGGTCGTCAGATCCCAGGATATGACATCGTGGGTATAGTCTCCCTCGACTATATCGACTTGTACCGTCGCTATATGCCAAAGGCAGAGAGTGACGCTCTTAAGTTTGTAGCTGACCTTGAACTTGGGGAGACCAAGGTTGAGTACGACGGAACTCTTCACGATCTTTACACCAAGGACTATGACAAGTTCATTGAGTATAACGTGCAGGACGTTGCGCTCGTTGAGAAGCTGGATGCCAAACTCAAGCTCGCCGACGTAGTTATCACGACTGCCTATGACTCTAAATGCAACTTTTCGGACGTTCAGCAGCAAGTCCGAATGTGGGACGCCATCTCTTTCAATGAGCTTAAGAAGCGTAAGGTAGCAGTTCCATTCATTGAAGAGCACGATAAGAATGACAAGTATGAGGGAGCCTTCGTACTTCCCGCTCAGGTAGGAAAGCACAAGTGGGTAGTTAGCTTCGACTTTGCATCTCTATATCCGTCTCTAATAATCGAGCACAACATTTCCCCGGATACATTATGTAAGCCTCTGTCGGTGCTACTCGGCGAGGACGTCAAGTTTGACGAAGAAGGAATGGTGTCTCGTCTTCAAGACCTATCATTACTCAAGAGGGGGAACTTTACGGTCTCCGGGGCTGGGTGGCTCTTTACCAGAAATCAGTCAGGATTCCTCGGCGATATCATGAAGCGCCTGTTCGAGGACCGAATGACGTACAAGGCCAAGATGAAGGAGGCTCAAAAGAAGGCAATCGAGGCTAAGAGTGAAGAAGAGCTGCATAAGTGGGAGGCTATTGCCACCAAGTACAACAACTTCCAGAGCGCAAAGAAGGTTCAGCTTAATGCCGCATACGGGTCGCTAGGGAGTAAGTACTTCCGGTTTTATAACCCTGAGCTGGCTCGAAGTGTTACGCTGTCAGGCCGCGCAGTGCTACTTACTGTAAAAGACGTAATTACAAAGAAAATGTATGAGAAGTACAAGTCCTCAACTGACCCAATAATTTACGGTGACACAGATTCACTCTACATTTCCGCTAAGCCATTTGTACACAAGCTCCAGTCGGGTCTAACATCCCCCGAGATTGTGGACCTAATCGATAAAGAGTTCTGTAGCGACATTTACTCCCACATAAAAGAGGGCTTGAGCCTTCATCGAGAACGTTACAACACGTTTACCGAGCAGCTGGAGATGGTGAGGGACGTTATTGCCGAAGACACCATTTTCGTATCGAAGAAGCGTTACCTAATGGAGATCTGGGACAAGGAGGGTACGCGGTATCCGACACCAAAGCGCAAAGCAACTGGCCTTGAGATGATTAAGAGTACCACTTCCAAGGTCTGTAAGGAGTGGTTGAACAATGCTGCCGATGTAATCCTAAAGGGATCAGCCACGGACTTGCAGAATCTTGTAAGTGACTATCGAAGAAAGTTTGAAATGCTCCCACTAGAGCAGGCGAGCTTCCCAATCAACGTATCCGATATTGAAAAATACACCGCACTACTTAACTCCAAGAATATCATTACTTTTGAGGACACAGTGGACGTCCACGAAAGAAAGGGGCTTGGAAAGGGAGCCCCAATTCAGGTAGCTGCGGCCTTCACCTACAACCGCTTTTTGAAAGAAAACAAGCTGAATAAGCGCTACGACACTATTAAGTCTGGCGAACGTATGCGGTTCTTCTACCTTAAAGAACAAAACCCATACAGAAGTCACGTCATGGGAATGTTGGACAAGGTACCAAAAGAGCTAAATTTGAAGGAATGGATCGACTATGAAGGGCAGTTCAACAAGGTTTTTGTTGGGCCGTTAAATATCCTCCTGCGGGCGACTGGTTGGAGTGAGATCGGGGCGGCCCTCAGTATCATGGGCATCTTTGACGACTAGGATTTATGTTTCAACACTATACTCAAACTGTTCAAAATTCCGCTCTTTGGGCTTCCTCCAAGAACGCCTCGATTGGCGACAATGTTATTTCGTTTGGGGAACACGGGAAGATAGCTGTAGTCACCGAAGATGGTCTCAGGTGCGACCAAGACTTATTCCCAAGCAAGACCAGCAAAGAGTTCGCCCAGATGCTTTTTGAGAGTTTGACCTCGGTAGTTAGGACCGCACATTTTGAGCGAGGAAAGAGTCCCGTGAAGTGGATGATAAGCGGTAAGCCCGTATTTGAGATCGGCGAAGCAACGCTAGAGTTACACTCAACTTCTGGTATGAGCCACTTCGATAAGTGGGTGTTTGAACACCTAGAAAAGCTTTGGAAAGAGAGAAAGGTGTAAAGAGGGGGTTATGGCAGACTTTTTTAAAGACATAGCAAAGTTGGTCGGCGACGACATCGTTAAGGTCGCCGAGGACGGAACCATCGCCGACAATACCGCTCTGATTGACACCGGCTGTTACACCCTAAATCTAGCGCTTTCTGGGTCGCTTTTTGGTGGGGCTCCCACTAATAAGGTAGTAGGATTTGCGGCTTTGGAGGCCGTAGGTAAGAGTTACCTCATCATTCAAATCGTTCGGAACTTTCTTGGAGCCAATGCAAAAGGCCGCGTTATTTACAACGATACTGAGGGAAGAATCGATAAGCAGATGCTTGAGTCTAGGGGAGTCGACGTGTCCCGCGTCTTAATGCTCTACCCGGAATCTATTGAGCAATTTCGAAATGTAAACCATCAAATTCTTGTTAATTATCGGGCGCGAGATGAAAAGGATAAGTTTCCGCTGCTTATGGTCGCAGACTCACTGACGCAGTTACCATCCGTAAAAGAGACGGCAGATGCCGCAGCCGATAAAGATGCGGGTGATATGGGTATGAGGGCGAAAGCTTGGAGATCTGCTTTTCGGGTTCTGCGACAACCTCTCTCTAAGGCCAAAGTTGCCATGTTCTGTACTAATCATACTTATCAATCGACCGGAATGTTCCCGACCACCGAAGTAGCTGGTGGAGGAGGGTTCAAATATGCAGCAGATATCATTTTACTACTAGCCAAGCGAAAAGATGCGGACAGTGAGAAGGTCGTCCGAGGTAACATCCTACACATGAAAGTTGCTAAAGGATGGAACGTAAAACAGCACAGCGAGCTTCGAGC